AGAGAGCAAAGAAATCATGCCTGCTGTATATGCATTCTCTGCCTCAGAAAAGACATATTCACGGACAGCAGTACCAGTGGCTTGCACAAAAAGAGTAGAACCATCTACTGATTGTGGGCGTACAAACCCTGTGCCAAATGGTGTCTGTGATGAAATCTTGGCATTCGCTGGTGTAAGTGGGCGGTCATTAAATGACGGCAGATAAAACTCAGACTGTGATGCAAACACTTGCAAATCACGATTAGATACAAGATGCCGTATCTGATTAGTCACGCCAGTAGCGGCATCCAAATCAAGTGCTTTGTCATCACTTGCATCACCAAGATCAAAGTTAAAATATCGCCCAGTACGAGAACCCCACAATCCATCAGGCTGGCTAGGCGTACCGCCAAACCAAAGCCTATCCTCATGGAATGTTATCGCTGCTGGGAAACCTCTGTATGAACTATATGATTGTTCAAACCATTCTGTTGTATTTGTTGTTTGAATAGTAGGTGATCCGCCGCCAAGCCCATCTTCAGATGCTGTTGCGCCAGCCGTAATCTCATACCTGTTTTCATCGATGATGCGGTTAATGGTCCTGCTGCCATTTATGTTGTTGGCGCTAATGCCACCAAGTCCACCGGCTTCCGCAATCGTTACACTGTTGCTGGCCTTTAAGCCATGCAATGCATGTGTAACCTCTACTTTGTCTGAGCTTTTCTTTGTGCGCAGCGCATCAACATCAAGCTGTATCTTAATGTCATCATGTAGTGTCGCAGTTACAGTGTGATCATCTGTGAATGCTGTGATAGTAGCTTCTGCATCACCAATGCGAAGCCTGACACCAACATGATCTGACACAAAGTAAGCAGCATCATTACCGTCTATGTCTGTTGTTTCTAATGTACGCCCTGTGCCAGCAGAGGCGCTGCTGCTGGTAATACGAGTGCCGGGAGAATGAAAATTGTAGAACGGCTGGTGTGTAACATCTCCACCAACATCAGTCTCAAAGCTATAGGTACGCACCTCAAAAGAAGTCAGCCCTGTGCGTACAAGCATACGACATAAGAAACTTTTATCTGCAAGGAACATAAAGTCACCTTTTTGTGTAAAGGTGAACCGTTGCAGATTTGTGTTTGTGATTGGTATTGCTGCGCTGTCAACGTCTTGTGTAACAGTTGCAGCAAGCGTTACAGCACCCGTTGTTGGGTTGATATAAAAGCATTCAATTTTTGCATCTGAAAATGCAATAATGTACTTCTCGTCATCTGAGAAAATAAACGGCTCAAGCCTAATCTGTTGCTGCACACTTGAGTCAAATGTTTGCGTAAAATTATAAATGCGCTTTGTGCCGGGGCGGCTGATGACACCGCCTTCAGAGCGAATGAAGAAGTTTTGCACAGCCTCGGCGGCTGACACATACACAGGCGTATCTGTGCGTGATGTCAAAGATGGGTTGATTTCACCAAAGGCAAAGTTGTTTAGCGGTATGCGAAGTCTCGCCATTAACTGCGCCTTTCAGTAATGAACCTCGATGTCGTGAGTTTGCGCGTAGTCTGTTGCTGACTATCAAGCGTTCTGGCCTGTTGCATAAGTTGCTGCGCCTTGCGTTCAAGCACTGCTGCGAGGCCATCATCTCTGGCAATAGACACAGCAAAAGCAGATGCAAGCGCATACTCAACAGCAAGAATAAAATAACTAGGGAACTTTTCTTCCCCAACGCGGATGGTGTAATCCGCAATTACTTGATCTGTGATTGAACCATTAGTGTATGCAAGATCACCATACACGTTATATTCGATAATATTGTCGTTTACAGTCAATGCATGAAGCATCAGTAAATCAGACGGTAGCTGATATGCAATTTCATACCTGCCAGTAGGCACATCACTCAATCTGTTTAACTCTTGTTGGTTTGCTGCAAACCTCCAGCGAGAAGAACATAAGGCAGATTGAACAACATCCTCATAAATATTTGAGGCCACAAGAGCCTCTGTTGACGTTTCAGTGAACGACGTTATTGGGTCTGCGCCGATTAGGATCAGGGCTGCAGCCGCAATATCAATATCTGAGTTTGCTACTGATGGCATATTAAGTATGGAGAGGCGGGGATGGGGACCACGCCTCTCCTATCCTTTTAGTCGCTATCAGACACTGTAAGTGCAGTGCCATCAGCAATGTCTACAACCGTGCCTGTGTTAGACAGGACAACAGAGATACCCATAGTTGGAGCATCACTATCATAGACAAAGATGACATCACCAACATTCAGCATGTTGGCCGCATCGTTGAAGTATCCTGACACACGAACAGCAGTCAGGGCATCAGTGGAGTCATAGAACCAAAGGCTATGCCCACCGCCGCCTGCCATGCGAGTAAGACCAGATGAAGAGTAAGCCATTTCT